AATTACTTGAACCAATATCTATGTTACCAAAGCCACTAGAGATAGCACCACTATTTAATGTGCCTGTAGTTACAAGATTAGGCATGGCAGTTATTTCATCATCGAAGTAAGCAGACAAGTCTGTTACTGCTACTTGCTTCATTGTGCCATTATCGTTTAATACAACTCTATCAGCATCTGCTACTGTTGTAGATGATGCTGTTGTATCACCATCTATTATATTTAATTCTGTTGCTGTAGCTGTTACACCATCAAGTATATTTAACTCTGCTGCAGTAGATGTTACATTAGTACCACCTATGTCTAGCGTAGTTACGGATATTTCACCTGCTACAGTTAATAGACCACTAGCGACTGTTAGTAGGTCTGTGTCATCTGTATGACCTATTGTTGTTCCATTTATTACAACATCATCTATATCTAACGAACCACCTGTAATTAAACCTGTTGTTGTTATTGTAGATGAACCTGTGTCTATAGTTCCAAAACCACTTGTTATTGAACCACTGTTTAATGCACCTACTGTTGTTGCAGCTGTTGTAACAAGGTTTGGCATTGCAGTTATTTCGTCATCAAAGTATGCAGCTAAATCTGTAACTGCAACTTGTTTCATTGTACCTGCATCATTAAATACAACTCTGTCTGCATCAACTACTGTAGTAGAACTAGCAGTTGTATCACCATCTATAATATTTAGTTCAGTTGTTGTTACTGTAGCACCATTAAATGTCATAGCAGTAGTAGGTGTTGAACCTGATTTAATTACAAGTTCGCCACTACTATTTGTAAATGAACCATATGTAGCACTACCATTTTTAAGAGTAATGTCATCGCCATCTGCATCAAGAATTATATCTCCTGCTGCATCAAGTGTAATTCCACCTGCACTGGCAAGTTTGATTGCATCGGCATTAGTGCCGTCAGAAACCAAATCCAAATCGCCATCAGCATTACTAAAAATATGCGTACCAGTATCATTAAAGTATAACTTTTCAGTGCTACTGATAAGTATGTCATCAGAGAATTGAAAATAATCCTCATCTTCCATCCATGTAAGTACACCATCATTGCTCTCTCCATCGAATGTAACAGCAATATCTGTACCTGCTGTTCCATCTCCTAAAGTTAGGGCAGTTCCAAGCATCTTGGTAATAGGACCACCTTCATTAGCTGTGCCATCATGTGTGTGTCCACTACTTGCTTGAAACACTGCTAATAATTGGTCAAACTCACTATTCGTGTGAGCTGCTGTGATTACGTCACCATCTGTATAAGATGATTGTCTTGTGTACGTTGCTCCCATTTACCTTCTTGCTCCTAATTGATATTCTAATTGAAATCCTTTTAACGAATAAGGTGCTGTTGTTGCATTATCATTTACTCTTAATGCAACTGCAAATCCTGAACCCTCTACTGATTGTCTTAGTAATGGTTGTGATGCACCACCATATGTAGGTGTTCCATAAACTGATGTACCATATATAGCTACAACATCTTCTGAATCTAATGGATATGCAGCAGGTCTAGCTGAATTTTTATCTTCATAGTCATATCTTACAAACATATCAGCGTTAATAGCCGATTCAGGTTTATAGTTTACGACAACCCTTTGCATATGTTTTCTTATTCCGGGGTCACCAAATGTTAAATCAGGACTTCTATATCTACCTGACACAGTTGTGCCATTAAAATCATTGCCTTTTTCTTGCCTATGTATAAAGCCATCAAACCCACCATGTAAAACTATTACATTACCTGCTTCTACAAAAGTGTCTGTTGATGCAGGTTTAATACCTCGTAACTCTGAAAACTCAAAGTTTTGTCCTTTCATAACACAAATAACACCTCTAGTATTATTTTCTCCTGTGCCATCCTTTGAAAAGAATATTCTGTATTGTGTTTTATCAGGTATAACTACAGACTCAAATAATTCTGAATCTACTAGGTTCTCATCAAAAATAGATTGTACGTTTGCACTTATAGTTCCAAGTTCAACGTCACCAATTCTAGCTGTACCTGCAACAGTTCTTAATCCATCAGGTCCTAGAAAAATTAAGTCACCTGCAAATTCTTGGATTGTATCACCATTTACACACCCTATGTTTCTAGTAACAGGAGTTATAGCAAAATCACTTGATGTGCTTCCTGATAACTTAAATATTCTATTTTCACAGAATATAAATAAATCATTACGGAATGCTTTAAGTCCTACTATTGTATCATCAACTTTAATAGTACCTGCACCACTACCACTATTAAATGCATCTTCATCAAAAGGTTGACTAAATACTAATGTCTGTGGTGTAGTAGACTTACCTGCATAAAACATATGACTTTTAAATGCAGTTACAAACTTTGAACCTTCAACACTTGACTCTGTTACATCCGTAGCTGCTAAAGAAGTGTTAAAAACTGTTGGGTCATTAACCCCATCTACTACAATTATTTTATCGTTGCCGTCAAAATTAAATCTTTCAAATGCATACTTACTAGCACTTGTTCTACCTGTATCTCTTTCAGTCCAACTCTCTGATACTGCATCATCTACAGCATGTGCTGCGGCTGTTGTAGAACTTGTTGCTCTTGTTACTCCTGTAAAAGTTGTAGCTGTAACTCCTGTATATGTAAATATTTCAGAGTTAATTTGTAATGTACCACTTGAACTAAAACCTGTTGTGCTATCAACGGTAATTGTTCCTGAACCTGTCATTCCAGTTGCTTGTAAAATTTTAGTAGCTAGTTCAGTTGATGCAGAACTAAATATTTTTTCACCTCTAGCAGCTAATATATTGTTATTAAAAAAAGCTGTCATTAAAACTTTTTCAGAATCTGCTGATGTGTAAGGCACTACATGATTTACAAACTTTCTAAAACCATTTATTCTTCTATATCCACCTTCAATATCAGGTTCAAAGTTTAATAACTCTAATGCCTGTCCCGGTTGCATAATAAATGTAGAACGACTTTTGACTAAACCACCTTCACACACGAATGCTGAAGGATTTACTTGGTCTTGGGCTGCCATATTAGACTACCCTAAAAGATATATCAGATGTACTAGAATATCCTGTTTTAGGTATATATGTTGACCTTATATATTCAAACCTATTAATTAATAGAGTTTGCATGTTTTTAATGCCTTGTTCAAATCTTTGCATATTTAATTGATACTGTTGTGTTTCTCCTCTGTATTGATACACAAAAGCTGTAGCACCATCTGCTATAATAGGTGCAAATCTATCAGGTATAGATGTTGTATCACTATGTGCTGACATATCAGTAGGAAACGTAAAATAATCGTATTTAATAGTAAAAGATTTTGTTGGAAAAGGGTAAAGAATATAATTGTTGTCAGGTGTTCTAGTTACAAATTGTGGCACACCACCTCCATCAAACTGTGCTACTTGAACTCCACTATCGTGGGCAGATGCTGTTGTTCCATTAGCACCTCTTGTTGCTCCTGTAAATGTTGTAGATGAACCTATTGCTGTATAGGTTATCTGTTCATTGCCTACATATAATGTACCTGCACTATCAAATCCTGTTGTACTTACAACAGTAATTGTAGTAACGGAATCTGTATGAGATGTACTTAATGTTGTTGTTTCTATTTCGTCTTCTTGTGTTATGTAACTATTTAGATAATCATTATAATTTAATATTCCTAATCTACCACCATTAGTTGATAAATCACTATCTTTGACTATTCTAAAAGTATTATAATCTACAGTTTTAGCTGTAGTTGGAATTGAGTATTTAAATGTTCCTGCAACTAATGTCTCTGTATCTGTTGCATGGTTAAAAGGATATTGAAACTCCTTTTGATTTATATATCGAATAGCTTCATTGACTGCATTTTGACATTGTATTTGAATACCTCTAGCAGACGAAAAGTTAGCAGATGTTAGTGCTACCTCATTTAGTCGTGCTATTACTCTATTTGTATGTGTAAGAAAACTTTCAGCCATGTCCTATCCTAAATGTAATATAAGAGGGCAAGTTGCCCTGCCCTCCTAATATATAGTTGAGTTACGCTAGTGTATCTCTGTCTACTTCATCAGCAGCCATTGTACCAACGTCATCAATGTCCATGCAAATAGCAAACAATCGGAGTTTACCCCCTGTTGTTGTGCCTGTCATTGCTTGAATTTCAATGTCAATAGTATCGGAAGTGCCACCAATAATAACTGGAGCATAAGCTGCAGGAGTAGGAGCATAATCACCTACACTTGCACCATCAAAGTCAAAACCATCAACAAAGTTGTCGAGGTCTCCACCTGTTATGCCAAAGTCAAAGTCAGTATCACTAGAAGTACCTGCATGTGCTTCTGTAACTTCAAAACCTGCATGAAGTATAACAGTATTCGCAGGAATAGTTAATCCCGGAATAACATCATTTGCTGCAAGAGCAGTTCCCTTGTCTGTAACAGCAGTCGCAAAGTTAAGTTCATGCTGAATAAAATAAGGTTGTCTACCTCTAGAACCCATACCTCTAGCAACTGAAGTTGTATTATCGCCTAATGCCATATTAAATTCTCCTTTACGCTAAGTGGTATTTAGCCCTGACGAGGGCTTCAGGTCTTAATATCTTTCGACCATACAAATGCATACCTCTGACAATATCAGCAAAAGAATCAGGGTCTCTATAAGTCTCTGTTTTGTTGATTTGTTCAGCAGTAGCCACAGCAGAACTATGTCCTGCCACAATCACACCATAGTTTGTTGAACTGTTTGTGCCTGTATTTGAAGGTCCTGTTCCAACAGCAGGTAGATTGTTAGATTGGTATACTTTAAAACCGTGTAGGTTATTAAGGATTAGACCATTCTGAAGACCATTTCCACCGAAATCGGCATCAAATAATCTTGAGTCTTCGTCTTTTAAAACCTCAATAAATACAGGGTCTAAAACTAACCATCTTCCGTTAGTATCTACGTTTTGTTGGTCAAGTAATCTTGACATACGAGCAATAACTGTTAATGGGTGTCTATCACCAGCAGCAGGAGTAGCAGTTGTTGCTCCACCTGTTCTAGGTGTGATAGCAACAGCATCACCTGATGACCCACCAAAATCAAGAGCATCAATTAACATTGTTGTCAATAATTCGTCTGAACCAGCAGTTGAAACAGCTTTTGCACCATTTACAGTTGAGTTTGCAGTATCAGCAGTACCATGTATAGCTGACTGTTTAAAGCCTGACAAGTAACCAAGAACGTCTTGGTCAAATTGGTCGGCTAGTCTATATGCAGCACGGTCTGAAGCTAACTGTTGAAAGTTAACATGACTGTGTGCTTCTTCAATATCATCAACCTTAAATGCAAAGTAATTAGCTTTGTCGATTGTTAGGCTGAACTCTTCATCGTCAAGGTCTTGTGGTGTAATAGTTGTGCCACGAGAATAAGCCTTAACTGTAATTTCAGGTTCTTTAATAACCTTAACGGAATCACCCATGTTAGCAATTTCTCCAAAGTAATCAGAATTAGTGATTGCTTCAGTGATAGATGACTTGCGAAATGCAAGTTGCACCTGTTTGCTATAAATAACTGGGCTAAAATTACCGTTAGGAAGGTTACCATAACCTGCCGCAGTAGAAAATGCCATTTTATATCTCCTATATTTTAAGCATAGTATACAGATGCGAACATACAAACGTCATAACAGGGCTGACTTACGTTAGGTGCAAATTGTACAGGTTGTACATTACTGTAGTCTTTGGGCTAAGTTTATCAGGTATTCTTTAAAACTTTTTGTTGTTTGCGAGATTTATAAGTATAGGTATTCACGGATTTGTGGGCTATACTTATATTATATATTATAGTTATACTCATAAATTACTGTTTGTCAACAGTTTCTTTTGGAACTTCAACAAAACTAAAATTTACGCTAAAGGAACGTCTTTCTCCTTTAGTTTTAAATGGATAAACACAGTGAAACAATTCTGCAGGAAATACATAAAAATCTCCTACCTGTGGTTTAACCATAAAATTTGTTTGGCTATATCCTGATGGTGTGCCATGAGCAAACTGTATATGCCCATTAGCAGGATGATGGTCTTTGTAATCTTCTTCCCATTCTTTTTCAATACCATCAGGTAATCCTAAATATCCAACGCAAGACATTCTAGCACCTGTGTGGATATGTAATGGATTGTATTCATTTTCAAATTGTCTTACAAACCATCCTGAAACAATTTGTATTCCATAATTAAAACTTTCAGTATCTAACTTTTGTGTACCAAAGGAATGTCTATATTCAACATAGTTATGTAGTCTTGCTATAAACTGTGAACACTCGTCTAACCATAGTTGTTCTATTTCTTTAGTAAACTTTAGTTCTTGTTTTACTTTACCTACTAAGTTATCTGACCAATCTTCTAAGTCAGGACTCATTAACTTATTCATTTTTGTTACAAAAGAAGGTGTCATTTTTTTGTATCCCATTACAGGACCAAAAGGTGCTAAGTATTCTTCATCCTTTTTAGGAATATATAATTTACTGTGATGTGCCATATCTATTCCTATCTCGCTGAACCAGATAAGTCATAGATAAATTTACCACTTCTTATAGCTTCCATAATTTCTTCAGACCTTTTTTCATACTCTTGTGCAGACATCTTATCTACCTGAGATTCTTTTAAATAAGATTTAGTACTATCTGTTTGAGGTTCTGACCTGTTAGATTTACTTTTTACAGCTTTGGCAGCTTCTTTATTATCAGACTTAGGCTTATCTTCTTTTACTAAACCTTTGTCATTCTTATATAAATCTATTGCTCTTGCAGCCGACCTTGCATCATTATCATTTTCATACAAAGCATCTTGTACCCATTTAGGTTGTTCATCTGCCCATTCATGAAAAGCATCTGTATCTCTAATTGTATCAAAATCAGGATGTATTTTTAGTAATTCTGCTTCGGCTTTTTCTCTTGCAGCTGTAGCACTTAATTCATCTATACTTTTCATACGTTGTTCTAAAGCAACAGATTGTTCTTTAGCTTTTTTCATTGCGATAGTTTCTACAATCGCTGCAACGTCAGGGTATTCTTTTGCCCATGTTTCAATATCTTCATCCGACTTAGGCAACTTCATTTCTTTTTTAGTTGCTTTATCTAATTGACCTTTTATCTCATCAATTTGTTTCTGGAACTCTCTTTCTTTTTCTTGAGAGTGTCTTCTTAAATCACCATATCTTTTCTTAAAAGTTTTTTCTTCAGCAGATACAGGTTCTATTTCTTCAGGTTCTACTGTAGTAGACTCTGCATCTTTTTTTTGTTCTTTTATTAACTGACTTAATTCTTCTTCATCTTTTTTACGTTTGTCTTCTTGTGAATAGGGTTTACTCACAAATGCAACTTTTTTAGGTGTTGCTTCCTTTGTCATAGCTTCTGACATTTTCTTCTCCTCTAGGGGTTATCGTAGCCAATTAGTTGGGGGATAAGTAGCCATCTACGTGAATTGTTATCTTGAAGCCAATCCACCACGCTTCATATTCTTTATAGTAGGTTTAGTCATTAGACCACCTTTTGCTCTTCTAATACCTGTTCTTCTTTCAAAAGGGTCAGCACGATTAATATCTTTTTCTCTTAATGCTGTTCCCCTAATTCCTTGCTCTCGCTGTGCTCTTTCCCTAGCATCTCTATCTGCTTTATCTTGTTCTCTTTGTGCTATAGCATTTAATCTTGCTGTTTCTACAGCCCTTCTTTTTGTTTCTGCTTCTGCATCAGCTTTAGCTTTTGCTTGTTGTTGTTTTCTATACTCGGCTTCTAAATTAGGTTCAGGTTCATCTTTTTGAACATTGACTATTTTAGTTTTTTGTCCTGAACCTGTTAAATCTCCAACTAAGCCTGACCCACCTGAAGATATAATCGTTCCACCACCTTCTTTTTCAAACTGCATATCGTCTGTTGTTTTATTACGTACATATTTACCTTTATATGCTTTTCCGTTAGATACTAGATAACCATCACCCTCTCGTACAGGGGGTGCTTGATTTGTACCACTTATATTATATTTAGATAAATCACTAGCAAACTCATTATATAATTCTAGTCCTTTACCTGTACCATAATTTTGTTCATTAAAACCTGCTTCTGTTGCATAGTTATTATACTTCATTTTGTTATCACTTGTCAACCCATGATATTCCATAGGACTCAAAGGTCCACCAAACCACCCTGTTTTAGCTGCAGCTTTAAGTGAGTTAACCTGTTCTGTAATTGTTCTATATACAGTGTGTCCATTTTCATCACGCATTGCTCC